ACCAGGAAATGCACGGTAAAAACATTATAAATAGTTTAATAAAGGAGTAAAAAACAATGTGGGCTTATATAAAAGACGGAAGTATCGAACAAACTAACAATAGTCAAACGAGGCTAATGATTCGTGGTACATATTTCCCAGCTAAATATGCAAATGAATGGACTATACAGCAAAAGAAAGATTATGGCGTCTATGAGGTTGTTGAAGATAATACTAATTTAAAAGATGATGCATACTATGTTAACGGTGCTAGTACATTTACTTTTGCAAGTGATACAGTAACGCTTACATATGCAACAGCAACAGCTAAAAAGATTGCTGATACTAATTGGACTCAAGCACAAATTGATGCTGGTGAAGCGCCTGCAGGCGCCGATACAGATACGGTTGCTATTAAGGGTTTGAAAACCAAACACAAAGAAACAATCGATTCACAAGCACATGGTCGATTAACAGGCACCGATTGGTATGCTTTAAGAAAAGCAGATGCTGGTACAGCAGTACCAAGTGCTGTTACAACATATCGTGCAGCTGTTAGAACAGCCGCAGACAGTATGAAAACTAAAATTGATGCTGTTTCAGATGTAGATGCGTTGGCGGCTTTATATGCATATTCAGGAAGTCCGTTGACAAGACCATTAGGAGAATGGCCAGACCCAGTTTCCTAAACTAATTACTATATTATACAAAAGTGAATAAGAAATGAATTTAGAAAATTATTATTATTATTTCGAATCAGCAATCCCTCCCAAAATCTGTGATGAAATTATCAAATATGGTTTAGACCAGCAGGAACAGTTGGCGTTAACTGGTAAATTTAAACCAGATGAAGATTTAGATGAAGAACAATTAAAAGATTTAGCTAGAAAGAGAAAATCTCATCTTGTTTGGATGGATGATAGTTGGATTTATAAAGAAATACAACCATATATTCATCAAGCAAATGAAAATGCAGGTTGGAATTTTGATTGGGATTATTCAGAGTCTTGTCAATTTACAAAATATAAAGAGGGTGATTTTTATGGTTGGCATTGTGATTCGTGGGAAAAACCATATGATGTGCCAGAGAATTTAAACAAACATGGTAAAATAAGAAAGCTATCTGCTACTGTATGTTTGTCAGATGAAACAGAATACGAGGGTGGAGATTTTGAGTTTGATTTTAGAAATAAGGATAGTGAAAAAAGTCAACCTCAAGTATGTAAAGAAATAAGACCGAAGGGATCCATTGTGGTATTTCCTTCTTTTGTGTGGCATAGAGTACAACCTGTGATTTCTGGTACACGACATTCACTTGTGATTTGGAATTTAGGGAGACCTTTTAGATGATTGATAATTATAAAGTTGTAAAAGAAGCAATATCAAAAGAATTAGCACAATTTGTGTATGAATATTTTTTAATGAAAAGACAAGTTGCTAGGAAATTCTTTGATGATAGATATATTTCTCAACTTAATTTTGATTGGGGTGTGTGGAATGATGAGCAGGTGCCAGAAACATACTCACATTATAGTGATATTGCGATGGAAACATTATTAAAGAAATTAAAACCTTTAATGGAAGATGAAACGGGATTAAAATTATATGAAACATATTCATATGCTCGTATCTATAAAAAGGGTGATGTATTAAAAAGACATAAAGACAGATATTCTTGTGAAATATCTACTACTATGAATTTAGGTGGTGATTTATGGCCTATCTTTATTGAACCATCAGGTGAAGAAAACCAAGAGGGTGAAAAAGTGATTTTAGAACCAGGAGATATGTTGATTTATCGTGGTTGTGATTTAGAACATTGGAGAGAGCCGTTTACTGGTGAAAATTGTGCTCAAGTATTTTTGCATTATAATGATGCTTCCGATGAAAAAGCAGAAGAAAATAAATTTGATGGTAGACCGTTTCTTGGACTGCCTGCATGGTTTAAATGATGGATATATTATAAATATAAGTAAATCATTAAATTAATAGGAATTTGAAATATGGCAACGATACAAAATCTTACTATCGACCAAGACGCTGATTTCACACAAACACTAACTGTTAAAGATTCTACAGGAACTGTTGTCGATATATCAGGTCAAACAGTAACAAGTAAACTGAGAAAGACTCATTTATCATCTACTGCCACAAGTTTTACTACAGCTATTGTAAGTGGAACTGCTGGTACTTGTTCTATCACACTAACAGACGCCGTAACATCAGGACTTACTGAAGGAAGATATGTGTGGGATTTAACAACAACAGATGGTAGTGGATTAATCACTAGACGAATTGAAGGAAGAGTTACAGTTACACCAAGCGTAACTAGATAAGTTATGTCAACTAATTCAACACAGAGATATCTTGACAACGAAAGACAGGTAGATTTTTTGTCTAGCTTGTTGCCGACTGATATACTTCAATCACAATCTCCTATTGTGCCAATTCCGGAAGAGATTGATATTGATACTGATATTGAAAAAAAAATATCTCTATTGCAAGAAGCAAGTATTGCTGGTGAACTTAAAACTAAACCAGAGTTATCTATAGACCCCGACAAACAAATAAAAGAATGGCAACTTGAAAAACAGTTTGCAGGGTTTTTAGAAAGTGTTGGAAAAGAAAAAGAAGATGTAAGTAAAAAGATTGAGGAAGATGAAAAGAAGATAAGCGCTTTAGAGAATTTGTTTGATGATTTAATGGCCGCTAAGTCTGGTAAGAAGAAAAAGAAATTATTACTTGAACCAGAAAAAGTAGAACCTATCGAAAAGGTTACGAGGGTTATATTAAGAGAGCCCCCAAAACCTGCCCCAGGATTAACTAAAGAACAAATAGCAGAAAAGTATGTAAACCTTCCTAAAGAAGAAGTTTATATTGATGAAAATGCAAGACGAATTGTTGCAGAAAAGTATAAAGACTTGGGTAATGCAACTTTACATTCATTTTTATCTCCAGAAGAAGTAAAATCTGACCCTGACATTATTAACAAAGTGATGTCCCATATTAATGAGATGCAGATTGCTAATGAGTTGGATAAAGAAAAAGTAACTGGATTAAAGTCTATTGATACTTTAGATAAATTAACCAGAGAGTTTCTTAACTTCAAACACATTACCAGTATGCAGCTGGGAACTCTCGGTGGCGGTGGTGGTGTTCAGTTGTTGGATATGGATGATGTCAATATTTCAACAAAGTCCAACAATTATATATTAAAATATAATGCATCAACTGAGAGAATGGATTTTGTTGACCCGAGTGCTTCATTAATAACTGGGTTGTCATCAGATTCGAGTGGTAATGTTACAATTACAGGAAATCTAACTGTAGAAGGAACACAAACAACTGTTGATTCAACTACAATTGAAATACAAAATTCTTTCAAATTTGAGGGTGCAACAGCAGATGCTCATGAAACAAATTTAACAACTATTGACCCAACGGCTGATAGAACAATATCATTACCAAACGCAACTGGTACGATTGTTCTACAAGATACAACAGATACATTAACAAACAAGTCTATTGATTCTGACAATAATACTATTACAAATATTGTCAATGCTGATATTAAAGCAGCGGCTGCAATTGCGTTTAGTAAGATGGCAGATTTGACTGCTTCAAGAGCAATAGTATCTGATGGTAATGGAGATGTGTCTGTAAGTGCGGTTACATCAACTGAAATAGGGTATTTAGATGGAGTTACTAGTGCAATTCAAACACAAATTGATGCTAATACTACTCTCACTAATACTAAGGCAACTAAAGCTTTTGCAATCGCTCAGGCTGTTGCATTGGGATAATACTAAATAGTAAGACAGAGGACAACAAATATGGCAATTCCAAACACAAGAGAAACATTAAAACAATACTGTTTACGAAATTTAGGTAAGCCTGTCATTGATGTAAATGTTGATGACGACCAGGTTGAAGATAGACTAGACGAAGCATTACAGTATTTCGCACAATACCACACAGATGGTGTTGAAAGAATGTATCTTAAATATAAAGTAACAGCAGATGATGTTACTAGATTGACTACAAATAAATCATATAATGTTGATGAAAAGGGTACTGCTGCTGAGAATATTGAATTAGAAGAAGGCACATTAACATCTGGCGACACATCAGGTGATATACAAGCAGAAGATGGCGGCGCTATTCTTACAGAAGATTCAACACTAGTAAGAACAACATACGAAGAAAATCAAAATTATTTGGTTATTCCAGACGCTGTAATAAGTGTTATAAACATATTCCCATTATCTGACAGAGCAAACTTAAATATGTTTGATGTTAGATATCAATTAAGATTAAATGACTTGTACGATTTTTCATCTACAAGTATTGTTCATTATGAAATGACAATGAAACATTTAGATTTTCTTGACCATATATTAGTGGGAGAAAAACCAATACGATTTAACCAACTATCAAACAGGTTATACATTGACCAAGATTGGGCAAATGATATTGATGCAGATGAGTATATAATTATTGAATGTTATCGTAAATTAGACCCAAACGACCATACTGATATTTTTGATGACCTTTATTTAAAAAGATATGCAACAACATTAATAAAAAGACAATGGGGTCAAAATCTTTCCAAATTTTCAGGCACAGCGATGCTCGGTGGCGTTACGCTAAACGGACCTGAATTATTTTCTACCGCTATTGATGAACAACAAAAACTAGAGGAAGAAATAAGACTTAATTATGAAGAGCCACCACATTTCCAACAAGGATAACTAAATGCCAACTAATGTCTATTTTGACACAGGCACAACTTCAGAACAACGATTATACGAAGATTTAATAATCGAACAACTGAAGATTTATGGCCAAGATGTCTATTATCTACCAAGAAAAGTAGCAAACAAGGATTCAATCTTTGGTGAGGATCCTGCCAGCTCGTTTGACGATTCATATATTATAGAAATGTATGTAGATAATACTGATGGATATATGGGCGAACAAGAAATCATCAAGAAGTTTGGTTTAGAATTACGAGATGATATTACATTTATAGTTTCTAAGTTGAGATGGGAAACTCTCGTTTCTAACAATAGTGATTTAGTTGTTGAACGCCCACAAGAGGGAGATTTAGTTTATTTCCCAACAACAAATGCGTTCTTTGAGATTCAATTTGTAGAACACGAAGCGCCGTTCTATCAACAGAGTGCCTTGCCAGTTTACAAATTGGCTTGTACTAAATGGGAGTATGCTTCTGAAAGACTCGATACAGGTATTTCAGCAATCGATTCAACAGAAGATGACCTTTCAGTTGACACAATGCAATTCCAGTTTGCATTAGAAAATGAAACTGGTTCATTTGTATTAGAATCAAGTATTGGTGCGATTGACTACTTGATTAATGAGGACTTCACAATGGCGACTCAACAACCAGTAGATACTGGAAAGGCATTTGAAACATCTGCTGGAACAACTACAACATCAACTGCTGATGATATACTTGATTTCAGCGAAAGAAACCCGTTTGGGGAGGTTGACGAGTACTAATGTTTGGAGAACACTTTTACCATAAGCAGATTCGCAATACTGTAATAGCGTTTGGAACGATATTTAATAATATCAACATCAAGCGTTTGGATTCTAGCGGGAATCCTTTACAGAATATTAAAGTACCTTTGTCGTATTCGCCAAAGGAAAAATTCATTGCACGATTAGACCAACAAGCAAGTTTAACTGGAACAGATTCAAGTGTGGCTATTACTCTACCTCGCATGGCCTTTGATATCAATGGATACAGTTATGACCCTAGTCGTAAATTGAACAAGAATCAAAAGCGTGGTGTCGTTACAACAAACGCAGACACCACAAAATTGAATACTCAATATTCTCCTGTACCATATGATGTTACTTTTGAATTGAATATTTTTACTGCAAATTCAGATGACGGTTTGCAGATTATTGAACAAATACTTCCATACTTTCAACCAGATTATACAGTAACAATGATTGAAAGTTCAGTAATGGACACAAAAAGAGATATACCTTTTATCTTAGAAAATGTTAATTATGAAGATAGTTATGCTGGGAGTTTAACAGATACAAGAAGAATAACATATAGTTTAAGTTTTACAGCAAAGATATATCTATATGGACCAATCAGTACATCTGCCGTAATTAAGAAAGTATCGGCTGATTTATATGACAACACATCTGACCAAGGTCCTTCAAGAAAAGAAAGAGTTACTGTACAACCAAATCCAACATCGGCTGATAAAGACGATACTTATACATACACTACAACATTAGATTTTTTTGATGATACTTTAAACTATGATGAAGAAACAGGCAATGATGTCTGATTAATTATATAAAAAATTATGAGTAATATTGATGACAAACTAAATGAAGTTTTGAATATTGCAGCTGATGTTTTGCCTGCAACAACTCCAGAAGAACCCACAGAATTAGTCGTACCACAAGACAAGGATCCAGATGTTGATTTTGAAACAGGTAGAGAAAATCTCTATAAACTGTTAGATAAGGGCAATGATGCAATAGACGGCATATTAGCATTAGCGAAAGAAGGAGAACATCCTCGTGCTTATGAGGTTGCAGGACAACTGATAAAAACAGTTGCAGATGTTTCTAAAGATTTACTCGAAATGCAAGAAAAATTGAAGAAACTTAAAGAAGTGCCCAAAACAGGACCAAAAAGTGTTACTAACGCATTGTTTGTCGGTTCAACGACAGAATTACAAAAATTATTAAAAGATAAAAAACAAAATGGATGATGATAATACTTTAGATATACAACAAAATGTTGGTGATGTCGGAGGAGATTTTACAAAAACTATTGTCGTAGGTGATGATATAGATTTTGCTGATGATGGCGCTGGCGCTGAAATGGGCGATGTCGAAGCGGTAATAGATTTAACTTATAATATATTTCAGTATATTCCAGAATTGATTTTTGTTTCAATCTATGGACTGATTATGTATTCTGCTGTACTTTTAATAACTAGGGCAATAAAAAAATAATGAGTAATAAAGAGCAATATTTAGGAAACCCTAATTTAAAAAAGGGTCATACTAAAACTAGGTTTACAAAAAAACAGATTGAAGAGGTCATCAAATGTTTAGATGACCCAAAATATTTCATTTCAACTTATTTGAAAATTGTTACAATCGATAAAGGTCTTGTGCCTTTTAAGATGTATGATTTTCAGCGGACAATGGTCGAAACTTTCCACGATAATCGATTTACGATTTGCAAATTACCGAGGCAGAGTGGAAAATCAACAATCATTGTTTCTTACCTCTTACATTATGTTTTATTTAACGATAATGTAAATGTTGCAATCCTGGCAAACAAATCCTCAACTGCGAGAGATTTGCTAGGACGATTGCAATTGGCTTACGAGCATATGCCTAAATGGTTACAACAAGGCGTTCTCAACTGGAATAAAGGTTCTATTGAATTAGAAAACGGAAGTAAAATCGTAGCGGCGAGTACATCTTCTAGTGCTGTTCGTGGTAGTACCTTTAATATCATATTCCTTGACGAGTTCGCCTATGTTCCAAATAACATTGCAGAAGAATTTTTTAGTTCTGTTTATCCTACAATATCATCTGGTGAATCATCTAAAGTGATGATAGTTTCTACTCCACACGGAATGAATATGTTTTATAAGCTGTGGGTTGATGCAGAGAACAAACGAAACGACTATGTACCAATCGAAGTTCATTGGTCAGAAGTTCCTGGTCGAGATGAAAAGTGGAAAGAACAAACAATACGAAATACATCGGAAGCACAATTTCAGACTGAGTTTGAATGTGAGTTCCTTGGTAGTATGGATACTCTTATCAATGCAAGTAAAATTAAAACAATGGCTGTTATTAACCCAAAACGAAGTGGCGGATTAGATGTATATGAGTTACCAAAAAAAGACCACACTTATACAGTAACAGTTGATGTTTCGAGAGGACTTTCTAATGACTATTCGGCGTTTGTTGTTGTAGATGTAACGCAAGCGCCATATAAGATAGTTGCTAAATTCAGAGATAACGATATTAAACCAATCGTTTTTCCAAGTATTATAGAAAGAGTCGCAAAACATTATAACACAGCATATGTTTTGATTGAAATAAACGATTTGGGGCAACAAGTTGCAGATAGTATGCAATTTGAGTTAGAGTATGATAATATGATGATGGTTACACAACGAGGTCGTTCAGGACAGGTATTAGGTGGAGGATTTAGTGGTCGAGGTAATCAATTGGGTTTGAGAATGACGAAAGGTACGAAAAAAATCGGAACTTCTAACTTGAAAAGTTTAATTGAGGGAGACCAATTGATTATCAATGACTTTGAGATTATTGCCGAATTGTCTACTTTTATTGCGAAAGGAAAATCATTTCAGGCAGAACCAGGCGCTACTGACGATTTAGTTATGTGTTTAGTGATATTTGCGTGGTTATCAAATCAACGATATTTTAAAGAATTAACAGATGTTGATGTGCGTGGACAATTATTTTCTGAGCAACAAAATGCGATTGAATCGGATATGGCGCCATTTGGGTTTATAGATAACGGACTTGATGACCCTGAAGGTCGCAACAGTTCGTTTTATGATGACGCTGGCGTACTCTGGCAGCCCGTAACCTATCGCAGAGGCGAAAACTAGTGTTTTCAAAAGTTATAAATATTGT